TGCTTTATATCATCAGGAACTGATAGACTATATCCGAACTTTCCTTTCACTTGGACAGACCTGCGCCTGCACGGGAATGTGCCAAACTCAAGCCGTAAATAATTGAATGGGAGAGAGTTTATCGGCAAGCAATAATACTCTGCCGCATCTAACAGTTCGAACGTTGTGCCATCCCATGCAACCTTGACCTCTTTAGGATTGGTGGCTAACTCGCCGATGTAAAGCTCACAATTGCCAACGCTATCAAATAGACGAGTAGCTTCTGGAGCGCAATAAGCATCAGGCTCACGCCCCGTCCATCGGTCAATGGCTCTGGATGCCCGAGAGATGAGGCTAAATATCGTAGCATCATAGTCGGAAGCCCATTCTACATCGGGCATCATATTCTTGACTTCTGCGATTGTGCAGTAATCCGCCATAATACGCTCTCATTTTAGGTGGGGCGGTAAAACGCCCCACCAATTGGTTAGTCAACAATCATAGACGGCTGGACTTTAGTTCCATACCGACTTTCAACAATATACAGCGCAGATGTGATATTCGCAGCATTAGAAGCTGCAACCTTAGCAGCAATGCAGTCATACGCTCCAATAGCGGCTGGGTCAATCTCGAACACCACGAGCTTGTCTTTCAAAGCAGCATCCAGCGAATAAGACGCAGCAGCCGTCCGTTCCACCAAAACATCAGAGGTAGCACAGTCGAGTGTCGAGAAAATGCGGGCTGCTTCGGTCATCGCAGTTGCGCCAGTTCCAGCGACAGCAGTAGCCTTCATCACGGAAAGCACTGGCACAGTCGCCTCGCCTTGCTTCACAGAAAAGACAATCCAAACTCTGTGGGCATACTTAAGAGAGATGTAATCGCCAGTTGCAGCCGAACCTCCTGCGGTTGGAGCTAAGCCAGTCACAACATTCAAATCACCGGGAATCTTAATCATCTCTCCTCCTATGCAGCACGTTCAGCTAATGTTACATACGGGCTGATCGTATTTGAACCCTTAGCAGGTGTCAGAGCAGACTTCCACAATGGCGCACCATCGAAGCGGTAAACGAAGCGCAACGCCGTTTCATCATAGACGAACCGAACGTGAATTGAGGTGTCATACTTCATCGCTCCAGCATCAATGGTCACGTACTCATTGAAGTCGGCAAGAATGACATCGCCAACATCACCAAGTGTTGCATTGTGCTCGGTAGGGATGACGGGACGTCCGAACAGCGTAGCATAAGGCGTTCCAGACAAGCCATTAGCAGGCAAGTAGGCTGGAACGTTTCCAACAGTCAGCGCATACAGTTGAGGCTCAACATCTTGGTTAATCAGCCACACAGCATTGGCACGGCTGCGAGCATGCAATCTCGACCACATTTTGACGATGTTGGCATATACTACAGTGTCGGCAGCCTGCTGGGTCTCTTTTGCAACGGTAACAAGTGCAGGCGATTGCAAAATGCCCAAAGGCTGTCCACTGCCAGTCCCATTGATAATCGCTTCCTCTAACTGGAAGGTGAACTCTTCAGTGAACACCTCACCGATAAAGGATTCCAAGAACGGCAGGTCTTGCATCATCTCATCGGTCATATAGCATAAGCCGATAAGCTTTTTCAGTTCGAGCACGAGGTTTTCGAAGGCTGGCTTCGATACAGTCTTTTCGCCAGCTTCAGCAAGCCAGTAGGCTTGCACTCCACCCCAACGAGAGCCAGCAACACGAGAGGACTCCGCCACAAGCGGGATTTTTACACTCTGTTTGGATGTCGGCATCTTTCTGGTTCGGCTCAAGATTTGACCGCTGTCATAAGCGTGGCTCATAATCTCTTGCACGAAGTCGGGCTGCAAAAGGAACGCGCCTTCTACGCCTTCGGATAAACCTGATGCAGCTTTCACCTCATACAAACGAGGATCGGTTTTCCCTGCAGGGCTGCCAGCCTTAATGATGGCAACCAACTGCTCACCTAAGGACCTGAAAGGATATTTCTCTTTCTTTTCCTCTTCTGCGGGGGCAACGGCAGTCTTAGCGCCTACGCCTTCATTGGCATAAGCATCGAGTTCGGCTTTGCGCTTGAGCACATCAATCTTGCTCTTAATGGCTTCAGCCTCACGGATATTGGCATCAATCTCGCTCAGGACTTCTGGGGGCATTTCCTTCTCTTTGCCTTCCCATTCAGCAGCCTTAGCCGATGCTTTCGATAGAGTTTCACGCAACTCCAAGCGTAATTTTTCTAAAGTGTCCATATTATTAACCTCACAATATGTCTAATTCTTGTTCCAAAACTTTTAGCTTGCGCATCACCAGTGAAGTGAGTGCAGGGTTGAACTCTACAACCTGCGGCTCGGCTTCGGCAAGTCTTTGCCTTAGCTCGGTTACAAGTGGAACTATCTCATAACCATTCACATAATACCCCTTAATCAGGGGCGTTATATCATATCTAATTATACTCCGAACAGCCATCAGCGAGCTGAACTCTGGGGGCTCTTTGTCAAATTCGGCATAGTGCTTTGCCAGATGATTGTAAACTCCCTTCATCTCGCTCTCTGGAATGTCCACGCCACCACGAGCACCAAGTAAAGCTGCCATCGCTGCAGCAACACCATTCCACACTGCAGGTCCAATGCTATCTTTCGAGGGCTTGTGATGCGGGAGCTTCAGCTGACCATAATTCTCTGGGGGCAATGTCTCTGCCCACGCATAATGATTGGCAATGCGGGTCTTTTCTGCATCACTCAATTCAGCCCAGCCAGCATCAGCAAAGTCGCCAAGATTAGGTGCAGCCCACTTGTCATTACTCTGCCCAGTGTCTTTGTATGGCACAACAGCCTTCACTCCAGCGGTTGCAGGATTAGCGCCCCAATTGACATCAGATATATCCCAGAGCTTCACCTCTCGAATGTTCCTAACCAGCAAGCGGGACTTTTCATTAGCAGGTTCGGTTTCCTCAGTGATATCGAACTTGACAACATCGAAGCCAAAAGACATTTCGTTCAAAGCTCCAGTTCTCAGAGCTTCCAAGACTTCATTGCCCCGCTCGGTGTTTAGGTAGGTGCGCTTCACCTGCAACCCACCAGTCGCCTCAGGAAATTCAGCCCTAATCTGGTCGGGCAGCTCAGACTTATTTACCTCTGTAATTTCATCGATACGGGCAATCGGGGGTAAGTTGTAATTGTGCTGCCAAAGATGACGAAAATGCCGTGAATTTTCGGTTATGGTCTTCTTGAATGCACCTTTGTGAATGCGATCACCAACCAAGTCGATATTGCCAAACACGGCAGCAATACCAGTAACTGTTCGGTCTTCGATTGACTTCACTGCACTGGCAAATGATTTCTCTTCCATCAGAGCCTCCATATCACTTAATTAAGTCCTCTAACATTTTACTATAAAATCGCTTGACTTCAGCGAGCGACTTCTTGACAACTTCCTGCAAAGTCCACCAACGCCCTTTATGAACAGCAGCTTGCGGTCCAGCTCCAACTTCCGGAACAGCCTCACTGCTAATCACCCACGGGCTATACTTTGTCGGGCTTCCAATAACTCCATAAATCTCAGAACCTACTTCTTTAACGGCGGTATTTATCTGACGACCTAACGTCCCAGTTCTGCGATAAGTGGAAGCTGGAGGCGGAGCTGGATATTCTGGGACTTGGCTATGCACATATTTGACCGCCTTATCAGTCGTTTTATGCAATGCGTCCTTAATCTCTTTGCCTTGCAAACGCTTCAGCTTCTTATTGAGCTCGTCAAGCCCCTTTATCTGATAATCAATCTGGTCGGACATTTAGACAGTCTCCACAACAGGTTGCATATAGCATCGGCAATTTACATGTGCAGCAGGTGCTTGTACCTGACTACCATCCCCACAAGTAAAATAATCGTCAATACCAACAGTCTGCCCGTGCATCGGTGCACATATCGGACACACCCGTTCATCCACAGCCGTATACCAACGCTTCTTTTCCACAACGCCTGACGCTTTCCACGTTGTTAGATTTGCCTGCCCGTAAGCGTTAGTGACTTCGGTCACGGCAATCCGCTCAGCCCGAACTTTGCCAAACTCACCTTCTAAATTCTTGACAAGGTCGGACAATGGCTTGCCAGAATTGTTCCACGCTACCACCTTCTCCTGCACCATCTTTCTGGTTGAATCGTTGATTAGCCTAATACGCTCACCTGCAAACTGCTCTGCCCATAAATTGACAGCTTCATTGACTTGTGTCCAAGATATGGATACTGGCGCACCCATTCCAAGCAGCTCGTCTAACGCCCTCTTAGCTGCACTTTTGGACACGCCCTTGTAAAGTGACAGCATAACCTCTTTGAGCGCTTCAAACTCGGCAAACCAAAAGTCGTCCGAGAATATAGACTTCTTGCCAGTCTCAACACCGACTTCTTTCAATACTCGGTCAAGTTGGTCATCAAGAAAATCACTAAGCTTCTTAATGAATTTGCGTTCATCATCAACCCGATAATCCTTATCCTCATGTGCCTTAGCCTCTATGGTAAGTAAAGAGGATTTGACTGATACGGGCTGTTCGTAAGTGCTCAGCTGACGTAACAAGACATCACCACCATTTACGGTTGGCAGTCCTACGCCATCCCGAAATTCGTTGACTGTGATCACCCCAGCTTGCACAGCTTGCAAATAACGCTGCCATTCTTTGCTCATATCCTCTTGCAGTGCTGGGACTCGAGAGTAGTCAAAGCGCATCTTTACATCGCCAAACTCTGGGGACAATTGGGCATTTATCACATCATCGAAATGCTCATACAGCCCAATCAGCGTGTCCTGCCACCAAGACTTGCGGGCTTCCTCATAGTTTGAGTAGGTTGAACGCTTCAAGCCAACCGCAGCTCCAACGATAATCGGCGGGACATTGAACACCATACAGATACGAGCTTCGTTTCTATCATCCAAAGT